TCATACCGTGTTTTACAACAGTGTTGGAACTGCTTGATTTACCAAAACTACCTACAAAACCTTTACACACAGATGGGACTTTACTGGAAATATTAGCAGAACTAGAGGAAATACCCTGTTTAATATTATAAATAGTATTCATGACTAATTGAGAATTTTGGTTATCATCTGGAACACTTTGAAATTTCATTCTAACATTAGTTAAAGTAAAACCCGTATTTTCAGTGTGTGCTGGCCCATAAAATGCTTGTGACTGTCTTGCTAAGTTAACATCAACTTTGCAGTATCCAGACATACCATATGAAAGATTACCTCCTTCAATATTGTTTAAACAGTTTTCAAGTTTAATACTAAAATCATTTGTAATACTTTCGGGATTATTAGCATTAATATTGACTTTAAGTCTTAATTTACTACTAGAACTTCTCTGATCAGCAGAACATAATTCTGAAATTTTAGAACTGGATAACATATCCATTCTTGCGTGTGTCGCTTGAACTTTACTTTTAACATATCTGGCATAATCACTATTAATCACTTCCACCACTCCTTTTTGAGCCATTTCAGTTGTAATAGATTCAATAAAACTATGAGCACCACATTGAGGATCTAAATATATTTGGTCACTGGTGAGATTATTACTATTAAGGGTAACATTATAATTTGCTTCAAGTCTCACACTACCTGGAATAAGTTTACGACCTGGAAAATCTAATAAAAAACTAATCTGGTCATTTTCAGAGTATGTGCTCTTTTCATTTTGAGGGTTCACAGAATGATACGTATGATTCATAATTAATATATATAAAATAGAAATATAAAAAATATTATTAAAAAACTAATAAAAAATAAAAAAATAATAACTATTTAAAACTGTTTAACAACTTGTGAATATATGTTAATCTGTGCTGGGCCTGCGGAACTATTAATTTCAATATCAACTAGTTTAGGTTGTCCGTTATCTGGTAAAGCACATCCAATTAATTCCTGAACCGCCAGAAGTTGGACAGCAGCCGTTGTGTTTTGTTGTTCTGCTCTTGCTAAGTTTAATTCATCTTCACTAACATCTTTTAATACCATACCCATATTTTTAAAGACATCATGAAGTAAAGCATAATGTAAACTGGTCTTTTTTCCAACTGGTCTGTCTGTTACTTCCTGGTTATCTATTCTAAAACGGTAATCAACTAAACCGTTAAAACTAGAACGCCCTTTCGAATCAATAGGAGATAATACTAAAACATTTACAGCATTAGGAGCCACCTGGTATACTTTATTTATAGCAGTCCCACTGGCGGAAGAATCAAGCTCAGTATTGAAAGTCATAATTTCAAACATATCTGGCGGGGTGTTGTTTGTTTTACTCATAACAAGTTCTGGGGCGTCAATATGATAAAGTCCACTTTTATCTGGAACACTAGCAGATATACCAGTAGGATCACCAATAGCAGTTAAAATACTACCAGTAAAAGTAATGACTAATTTACCATTGGCGGCCTGTGCGATAGAAGATATAGTATTAGAAGCACGGATAGTCCCAGTCCCTGCTGCTGCCATTGTAAGTGCTTGTCCGACGTGGAAAGGGGAAAATTTAAGATTTGTATAGGCGGTATCCGTAGTAAGGGTAAATAATGTAAGGTCTCCTTGATTACCTGGGTTAATAAAATCTTTTCTATCACCAAGAACACTATCTCTGTCGAAATAAGTTGCTTTTGGAAAAATTCTAGAAGCATTCGCAGTTGTGCCTTGGATTTGTTTAACACTAACAGCAGAAAGGTTTAATTCAACCGTAATATATAAAGAACCATATTTAGAAGTGCTATATGCTTCCTGGTTACCTAGACTAATAATATCTTTTAAATAAATCTGACATTCCACAGTGTTTTTTTCACTTGCTTCTGATCCATCCCTGCGTAGTAGTCTAAATGGCGTGTTAACATTACCAAAATTGTCATAACTACCAAAAACATTATTTGTCGAACAATCCTTACTCGCTTCTGCTATATAATTATTTAAAGTATTTCTTAAAACACCAACTTCTTTAATATCTTCAATCACACCAAGTCTATCTGACCTAACATGAATATTTTTGATTAGTCTAGTAGGGTTTAATTTATTACCAGCAGTATCCGTTAGAATAAAACCACATATATCATCACCAGTTTCTGTAATTCTAAAAGGTAGAGAAATATAACATTTAGTCATATCATAAACACTTCCAGCAGGAACTTCAAAATCTATAATATTATTGATACTTTGACTATCTCTGGCAATATTGGAACTATTTTGTGCACTAATACGAAAAAATGAATCCATTGTTAATTTAATATATATAAAATAGAAATATAAAAAAATAATTAAAAAAACTAATAAAAATAATAATAATTAAAATACACCAGAAGTATAAGTAGAACCAATACGAGGTAATGGAGCCACTTTAGCAACTGGGGTGGAATCGAAAGCACCAGCAATCACACTTCCTAGACCAGCAATTAATCCAATAGCATCCGTTATTGGGTCTAAACCACCACCACTAGCAACAGCACCTTCAGCCAAATCTGATAATGTTCCTGTAACGATATCATCCGCACTGCTTGCTAAATCACTCGCCCCTTTTTTTAAAGCACTACTAGCACTGTTTGCTAAGTCTGAACCGGTTTTTCCTACATCTGATAACGCATTATTAGCATCTGATATAATACTGGACTGTGTTGGTAAATTATTAATTGATTTAGGCACATCTGTAATATCATCAAATACACTATTAGGATCATCAACTTCTGGTAGTGTTGGTTGTCTTCTAGTTTCCATAGCATCTTCTTGTGTTTGTATTGCTTGTTCTCTGTTTGCTAAATTATTTTTTACATCTTGTATATTATTCATTTCTTCATTTGCTCCTGGTGTGGAATCAACAAAACTTTTACCTTCATTTGTTAAATTATCATATCTATCATCTAGTTCTTTTGCTTTACTTAAAATATCATCTGTATCATCTACAACTGGGTCTGAACTATCTACTTTTGACGCTTTACCATCTGTTTTATCTGGTAGACTTTGTATTTTATCTTGTGCTGAATCTGGTAATTTGAGATTTTTTGCTTTTGTTTTTAGTTGTTCAATTAGTTTACTTGCTTTTGCTACTCCTTTCTTTTTCATAAAATTAACTAAATCTTCTTTACTTCCTATTTTTGATAATTGTTTTATATCATTTTCAGTTATATCAACATACGATAAACCCTTTTTAATATATTTACTTTTTAGTATTCTATTCATGGCTTCGCCTGTTAATGGCCCACCAACTGCTTCTTCTATTGTTTTTTTAGTTGCTTCTGCTTTGTCTAAAACTGCTTGTGCCTTTGCTTGTGCTTGTGCTTGTGCTTCTTGTCGTTGTTGTTCTAGTTCCATAGATTCTTGCCTTTCTTGAATTGCTAACGAGCGATCCATAATTATTTATTTTATATATATTTAATATATGATAATAAAAAAATGAATAAAACAAAAACTAATATTAAAAAGATTAAAGACATTTATGATAAATCTATTATTACTAAAAAGTTATTATTTGATATGCCATTTAGAATAGGATTAACTGGGAGAAGTGGAAGCGGTAAAACGAATATTTTGGTGAATATGTTGGATGATGAATTTTATGGGAAAGATTTTGATTCTGAAAATATATATATTATTTCTGGTAGTTTGTCTAGTGATAATAAAATAAAAGATTTAGTAAAAAGGAAGGATATACCATTGGAAAACCTATATAATGGATACAAAGAAGATGAGGTCACAGAATTATATGAAATGTTACAAGATAATTATAATATTGCTATGTTTAATAAGGAAAAACCAGAACATTCATTAGTGATATTTGATGATGTATCCTTTGATAATAGTTTAAAAAGTAAAAGTGGCGGTATAATAGACCGTTTCGCGTGTAATTCAAGGAAATTCCTTGTTAGTATTATATTTACATCCCAAAAGTATACACAATTTTCAACCTGTATTCGTGAAAACTTAACTGGTATTATTTGTGCTAGTTGTTCTGACCGTGTGCTAGACCTTATATCAGATGATTTTAATATGTTGGGTGACCGTAAATTGTTCCGTAAAATGTTTAGAAAGATAACAGACGATAAATTCCAGTTCTTCGTTACTAATTTAAGTAATGACAAACAAAATAGATATTTAACCCATAATTTTGAAGCTGTATGCGTATGTGAAAAAGGTAATAAAAAATGTAAAAATAAAATGATTTAATTTATATACTTTAAATAAAATTCTTTCATATCTTGATAACTTCTAAATGGTGAGTTTTCAAAGGTTTCAAATGGTATTTTTTCTTTATTATACATTTTTGTTAAAATATTATCAACTATTTTTGCTGGGAATTCCGAAGTACTAATATGATGTAAACTAACAATTGAACCACTTACATTTAAACCAACTTTTATATTTGTGTTTTTGAATGAACTATTTATTTTTTTACCTAATTTTATACAATGTTGTTTATTTTTTTCATAATCACTTTTTATTTTTTCAACTATACGGCCTCGTTTAGTAAATGGCGTTGATCTTCGTTGAAATTTTGCCTCTTTTCTACACATATTTGAATATTCTTTTACATCTTTTTCTATTTGTATATATTTATTTATATCTTCTATTGTAATTTTTGAATTAATTAAAGATTTATATTTTTTACCATTTACTATTGCCTTTTTATCTTCTTTCTTTTCTTCTTTTTTAACTTCCTTTTTAACTGGTGATTTTTTAACTGCTTTAACTGCTCTTTTAACTGGTTTCTTTTCTGCCATTTTAATATGTTTAAATCTGCTTTCATGCTTTAACATTAATTTTACAACTTCATCTTTTTTCATTTTGCTGTATCCTTTTATATTTGTCTTGCTTATTTCCTTTTTTAAAACTGTTACTGGGTGAGATTCTAAAATAGATTTCATTTTGATATATATAATAAAAACATTAAAAAAAATTAATTAACTCTTATCTGTTTAAGGTTACCGTAACGGTCCCTCATAGTTTTAAATATGGGTATTATAACTGGTTCAGGTTCTGGTATTGGATTGAATATTTTTTTTACTTCATTTAATCTTTCATCATCTCTAATAGTTTCCTTTACAATTTCTTGCTTTTCCTCTTTGTTTTTTTCTTCTGTGATGGTTTCTATAGGTTGCTGGTCTTCTACTTCATCTTCACTGCTGGATACATCTGATATTTCTGGTTTATAATCTTTTAATTCTTCGTGGCATTCATTTATCATTTCCTGTTCTAGTTCTTCTGCTATTTCTTGCATCAATTTTAATTCCTCTTTTTTCTTTTTTTCTAGGTGTTTTTTAGTTCTTGCTATTTCTCGTTCCTTTCTTGCTCTATCTGCCTTATCTCCTTTTAACTTCTTTTTTATTTCTTCTTTTTTTGCTTTGATTCTATCTTTTTCTGCTTTATCTGCTAGTTTTTCTGCTTTGATTTTTGCTTTCAATTTCTTTTTTTCATCAGCTAACCTTTTTTTTTCTATTTCTCTAAGTTGTTTTTTATTTGGTAATGGTGGTTCTTCCTTTACTTCTTCTTTTACTTCTTCTTTTACTTCTTCTTTTACTTCTTCTTCTATTGGTTCAAGTTCTTTTTTAACTGGTTTCTTTTCTTTTTTAATTGGTTTTTCCTCTTCCATTGCTTTCTTTTTTGCTTCTCTATTCTTTTTTGCAGTTTCGCGACCTTTGGCCAGTTGCGCCCTTAGTTTTTCCTTTTGTTCTGGTGTCAATATCCGTTTCTTCTTTACTTTCTTTTCATCCATAATATATATTATTTATAAAGAATTAAAATATTAAAAAAACGTAAAAAAAACTTATTTATCTAATCTATCTTTTGCAACTTTAAATATATCTTTATCCATTTCTA